CTTTCGCGGCCTGCGCGGCGAGCTCGCGCACGTCCAGGGGCTTCTCGTTTCCGCCAGACAGAATCGCCTCGGTGAGCTGCTCGTACGTGAGCCCCATCGCCTCGAGCGCCGCCACGGGGTTCTTCGAGGCCGACTCGCGCGCCTTCTGCCATGGCGCCAGCTCCGATTCGCGCGCCTCGAGCTTCGCCTGTGCCTCCTTGAGCGCGCGCTCCTTCTGCCGCAGCTCGCGCTCGAGCCTTGCGGCCTGGGCGAACCGTTGCGACGCGGGCGGCTCCGCGGGCTTCTCGGGGGCTGGCGCCGCGGGCTCTGGCGCCTTCTCTGCCGCGGGCGGCGCGGCTTCGGCGGGCGCGGCCGGCGTCGGCACCAGCCCCTGCATGGCCGCGAGAAACGGGTTCGGTGGCTGCGTGCTGCTCGTCGTCTCGGTGGTGCTCTGCTCCGTGGTCGTCGTCTGCTCTGCTGTCGACATGGCTCTCCCAATGCGCGGCAAAAGCGCCGCAAACCTCGGCGCCGCTACGCGGGCAGGTCAGACGGCACGGCGGGCGTCGGGAGCGCCTCGACGGGCGGCATCTGCGGCGCGATCGGCGGCATCGGCTCCGCGGCGGGAGCGGCCATCTGTGGCGCGGCCGGCATCGCGGGCTGCTCGGGGGCGGTCGTGCTCTGGTCCGTCGCCGCTTCCCGCTGCAGGTCGTGGCAATCGTCGATGAGCCGCCGCAAGAGCTCGAGCCGCTCGGGCCTCATGCCCTGCGCGCGCCCACGCAGGTACGTGCTCTGCGCGATCTGCGAGGTCAGCGCCAGATCCATATAGACCTCGGGCGGCGAATACTCGCCGTCGTCTGCGATGGCCGCGACCACGCGGCGGGCGTCGTCCATCGCGGCGTTCTGCAGCGACATCGCGTCCTCGAGGTCGGGGAAGTCCAACATCGACCGCGCCCACACGCCCTTGGGCGACGGGTCGTTGAGGAGGTCGCTTTGGTAGAGCTCCTGCACCCGCTGCAGGCGCCCGGCCGGCGTGCTCGGTAGGATGCTCGTCGGGTACGCCTTCATCACGTAGGCGTCGGCGTCCAGATTGACGTCGCTCCACCGGATGAGCTCGACGCTCTTGTTTCCCTCGGCCCGCACCGCCACGTCCACGCCGCGCGTGTACAGGTCCCGCGCAAGGCCGATCATGATCTTCGCGATGTCGAGGTGGAACTGCTCGAACCGCTGCCCGGCGCGGACGAACCGCTCGCTTTCGATGTCATGGAACTCGCGCAGCGCCACGGCGGCGTCCAAGCCCGCGGGCTTCTGTGCCGTTGCCGAAAGCTGCGCGACGCCGACGATCTGATAGGCGCTGTCGATCAGCCACTTCAGGTGGCCGTAAATCTCGGGCGACACGGCCACGCCGGGAGCAATCACGGGCGGCGTGCCCGTGTACTCAACGATCGCGCCTGGGTCGTTGTTCAGGTGGCTCTTGGCCACCTTGCTGCCGCGCTCGAGGTAGATGCGAGGCACGCACATCAGGTGCTGCGACCGCTGGATTACCTGCAGGAGCTTGTTGATCTCCCACTGGATCCGCACGAGCTGCTCCGCGATGCCCTGGCCGCGCAGCCCCACCACGCGATCGGTCCACGCGAAGCGCGCAAACGGGAACCACGTGTGCCGCCACTTCTCCTCTGCGAGCGTCGCGCCCTGCACGGCGATCACGTGCTTTCCGCCGTCGCCGCCGTCACTGCTCGGAAGGTGCCACGCCTCGTAGATCGGGATCATGTCGGTCGCGCGCGTCCCGAGCTGGCCAGGGTCGGCGCATGAGGCGTTCTCTATCGCCAGGCGCATCTCGGGCGTCTTGCCGAACAGGTCCCACGCGACGTCCCGGTAATAGAACTTGCGCTGGTACAGAGACGGAGGCCACCCGTAGACGCTCTCCGTCTCGTCAAAGATGAGCTCGAACGGCAGCACGCGCTCGCCAGCGATCTTGTCTCCGTCGACGTATGCCTTGTACCAGCCGTCGCCGAAAATCTCTCCGTCGACAAAGCAGCGCGCGGCCTCCTCGTACGTGTTCGTCGCGTAAAAGCACCCGTCGACGAACTTCGTGAGGCCCTTGGCCTGCTGACGTTTCTTGAAGTTTGCGCCGTCCGTCTGGAACTGGACGCGCGTGCGGTTCTTCGCGATCTTGGCGGCGACGGTGTCGATGCACGATTGGATGACGTTGAACCCGTATCGTTCGCCGCGGTCGCCCTGGTCCTTGCCACCGTAGGACGTCGCCACGCCGGTCGCATAAAGCGAGTCGACGGGCTGGTTGCTGTAGAGGCGGGCGTATGCCAGCGACCGCTCGCGCAGGCCGGTCTGGTTTGCCTCAATGGCGCGAGCCACAGCGATCACGTGGTCGGCCGGGTCGTCCTCGCGCCACCAGCGGTTATTGATGTTCGACTGTGAGCCGCTGGGATTGTACTGAAAAACCGGCTTGTCCATCACGACTCCTGCCGCGAGACACGCACGCCGGTCATCTCATAGAGCATGTCCCCGACGCTCGGCTCGTCGACCTCGACGGCGGGCGGCGCCTCAATGCGGGCCGGGCCTCCGAGCTCCACGTGCAAGTCGCCGGCGCGGAAGCTACGCACTCCGTGCGACGACAGCAGGGTCAGCAATTCAGACAGGTGCGTGGTGTCGATCTTGTCCACGCAATGGCGCGATCGTTCCCTTACTCCCACCACTCCGCGCTGCGCTTGCGCTCGTGCTGCTCGAGCGCGCGCTGCTCCCACAGGTCGCCCGGGTCGACTGCGGGCGCGGCGGGCTGCTCGAGGTAGTGCGCGGCCGCTCGGTACGCGTACAGAACGGCGTCGCACATGTCCCCGTGCGGCTCTTTGGCAATGCGCACGCCACGCGCCTCGGGCTCCCACTGCACGAGCGCGGCCTCCTCGGCAAAGCGCGACGTGGCCGGCGCATGAAACGCGGCCGTGCGAAGGGCGTCGTTGAGCAGCGCGATGTGCTCCAGCTTGCGCGCCTTGTCCGCGGCCTCCACGGGGATGTGCCAGCGACGCCGGGCCTCCTCACCGATCTTCTTTCCGAGGCCCCCGAAGTCCACGACGATCTTCTGCGGGTCGTATTTCGCGCGCAGGTTTTCGATGCGGCGGAAAAGTCCCGTGATGTCCTGCCCGCGCCGGAAGTCCTCTTCGACCAGATAGAGCTCGCGCCGCCCCTCGAGCCAGCCAAGCACCGCGATCGCGTCTGCGTCCTCGAGGCCCAGGTCAACGCCCAGGACGTAGCGCCAGGCGCCTCCCACGGGCGCTGGCTGCGCGTTTCGGGCCGGGTCGTAGCGGAACACCAGGGCGCTGTCGTCGCGCACCCAGCGGCCCAGCGACTCGCGCTGGTACGTCGGATCCGTCTCGTCGATGCCACGCCGCTCGCGCTCCTCGCGCAAGATGTCCGCGGGCGGGCGGCCGGTCATGCGCTCGATCCACGGGTTGTCGAGCACCGTCCAGTGATGCCGCGACCACCGCGCGCCCGACCATGCGTCCCAGAACGGGCCGGCCGGCACCGGGCCAGGCGTGCCGATGAGCACGAGCACGCCCTGCGTGTCCCAAAGGCACGGCACAAGCACGTCATCGATCAGGCCGCGCAGGTACGGCCGGAAACTCTGGCCCTCGTCGATCACGACGGTGGCCAGCGACAAACCGCGGAACTTCTCGACCTCGGAGGAGTCCTTGGCGCCGGCCAGGTAGATGCGCGCTCCGTTGGCGAGCGTCAGCGCGAGCTCGGTTTCGTTGGCGCGCGCCTCGAGCCCGTGGTCTTTGCACAGGTCGAGGAGCTGGCGCCACACGATGCGCTTGGCGTTGATGCGCGAGAGCGTGACATATGCGTGCGACGACCGCGGCGCGGCCAGCGCGCGCTCGAGCAAGAGCACCGCGCACGCCACCGTCTTGCCGGCGCGCCGAGAACACACGGCGACGCGGAACCGCGACGGGTCACGGACAAAATCCCGCTGCGGCCCGAAGCACAGCGTGTCTGCGCGGAACGCGCGGCGGCGCTCTACGGCCATCGCCGCGGCCACCACCCGGCGCGCGCGCACGTTCATGCTCGCGCCGCTATGCGGTCGAAGATTGATGTTTGCCGCGAGCACAGGCACGCAGGCGAGAACCACACGCGCTCGCGGTCAACGTTATCGCGGCCGCGCCCGTCTCCTTGGGATCCATATCCGCCGTGGGCTTTCCACGCCCAGCAGGACCACCCCGGCATATCGTGCTCACCGTCGTATCCACACAGGGCGATCCGCATGTCGTCGCGCTTGCCCATGTCTAGCGCCCATGCACGGACGGCGTGTGCCACTTGGAAATCGTCGACTGAATAGCACTCGTCCCGGCCTGCCTCCGCGCTGTATGGCGGATCAAGAAAAACGGCAGTCACGCCGTGTTTGAACGTCACCGAAGGGCCGCAGACGCGCGACCAGTCTCCGGACGCCACACGGACGCGCTCCAGTCGTGCCGAGAGCTCGCCAAACCACGCGCGAAGCGCGTCCTTCCGCGACACGCCTTGGCCGTTGTCGCCAAGGTGCACGAGCCGCCGCGACACGCCCCGGCCGTTGCCAAGGTGCACGAGCCGCCGCGACACGCCCCGGCCGTTGCCAAGGTGCACGAGCCGCCCGCTGTCGTCCGTCCACCACGGCCCCGTGTCGCCAGAACAAAAACCGCCGCCAATCCAACACGAAATCCCCCAAACCCACCACCCGGCGATCTTCGCGTCGCACCAGTCCGGGTCGCCCTCGAGCCTGGCGCGCAGGGAATCGCGCTGTTTCACCAGCCACACGTGTCGCGCGTGCAAGTCGTTTTCGCTGACCGGCCAGTCAGCGTGCGCCGCCACTTCATCGGGACGCGCCTTGATGGCACGCCAGAAGTTAGCGACGTACCCGTCCAGGTCGTTGATCGTTTCGTTGCCGCGGACGTCTGGCCTGCCGAGCAACACGGCCCCGCTTCCGAAAAACGGCTCGACGTAATTGTCGACGGCGCCGAAGCGCGACCACACCTCGTCGGCCACGCGGCGCTTTCCGCCAAACCACGGAAACGGGGCATCGAGCATCAGAACGGCACGTCCCCGCCGAAATCGTCCTCTGGTGGAGCGGCCACGGCCGCGCCGGGCGCCTTGGCGCAGGAAAACGTCTCCGCGACAATGTCTCCGAAGACGCGTCCCTGCCAGTCGCGCCCGCCGAGCCGGCCCGTCACGTGACAGGGCGCCCCGAGTTGCCACTTCCGCGCGTCCTCGGCGCAGTCGCCAAACAGCTTGATCGGCACGAGCTGCGGATATTTGCCGTCCACGCGCACGATGGCCGTCAGAAACGTCTTGCCCTTCGTCTCGCGCTCGTCGATGCGCTCCAGTGTCCCGCGCCCCTCGAACGA